CACTATCCTGAGCTGATCGCGAACCTGATAGACCCGATTCTCCTGTGGCTGCCGAGCGAGATATACAGCTACAACGGCACAGAACACAAGCTGACGATCTACACCAGCCTGATCGTACCGGGCTCACCAGACAGCATAATCAAATTTGGGCACTATGATGGGCGAGCTGCGGAGAACGAGTACCAGGGCGTGGAATACGACGTTATCTTCCTTGAAGAAGCAACGCAGCTGTCGGAGCGCGCATTCCAGTTCATTGGTTCGTGTATGCGTGGTGTGAACGACTTCCCGAAGAGGATGTACCTGACGTGCAACCCGGGAGGCGTGGGACACCAGTGGGTGAAGAGACTGTTCATTGACCGGCGCTTTATCACAGACCCGAAGAACCCTGAGCGCACTGAGAATCCGAAGGACTACACGACAATCCGGGCGACGGTGGAAGACAACCCCTGGCTGTTGGAGAAGAACCCAGGGTATGTGAAATTCCTTGCAAACCTGCCGCCCGACCTAAGAGAAGCACATCGTTACGGTGACTGGGACGCTCTAAGTGGAGCGTATTTCTCGAACTTCCGGCGAGCCACGCACACGATGGCACGGTTCAAGATACCGAGCAGATGGAACATCTACCGTGCGTTTGACTACGGCCTTGACGCTCTGGCTGTCGGCTGGTTTGCGATAGACGAAGACGGGCGTGCATGGTGCTTCAGGTACTACGAAGAATCCGGGCTGATTGTGAAAGACGCAGCGAGGAAGATTGTAGACCAGAGCCCGTCCTATGAGAAAGTGATTGCGACGTATGCGCCGCCGGACATGTGGAACCGACAGAAGGACACCGGCAAAGCCATGAGCGATGTGTTTTTCGACAACGGTGTATCGGTCATCAAAGCGGACAACAACCGCGTACAGGGGCACATGATTCTCAAGAACATGATGAGCATGATGCCGCTGACTGACGAGTATGTAAAGAGCCTGTACCCGAAAGGCGAAGCTCCTGCGACTTTGCCGGGGATCATGTTCTTTGACGATCTCGAATCCACGACGCCGGAGGGCGTAGTCCGCAGCGTAGTGGAAGACATCGAAGCCATACAGGCTGATGAGAAAGACCCGAACGACTGTGCGAAAGAGCCGCACGACGTAACGCACAGCGTAGATATGTGCCGGTACTTTGCGATTATGCGCAGCCGGGCGACAGACAAGAAGCAGAAGAAAAAGAAGATTGATGTTCTGGCGTTCCTGAAGAGCGAAGATGACGACCTGAAGGACACCTACGAAGACTACATGTGCGGTGGGGAAATCACTGACAACTACATGATGTAAGAAAGGACACATCTATGATCATCGAAATTCTGTTGTGCGCGCTTTTCGCTGGGCTGTTTATCTACGTTGGTTTGCTTACCCGGAAGTTCAGCGAAATCCTGGACAGACTCAGTTTCCTTGCGCTGAGCGTCAAAGAGGCTGAAGACCTTGCGAACAGAGTAGATGAGTCGACCGGAGCCATGCTGCATACGTTTCAGGGGAATCTCAACGACCTGCATAAGCAGTTCAACGAGTTCAAAACGGAATACGGCGACGCTGCGATCGAAGAGATGAAGGAATCCGCGAAAGCGCAGAAAGCGTTTGCAGATGGGCTTAACAACGTAATGTCGTTTGGAGCCGATCTCTACGGACGAGGTGACAGTACATGAGTGAACAGAAACTCGGGCTATTCAATGGGGAAGACATGCCGGACGTATTGACGGCATGGGATTTCTATGAGAATGGGCTCGAGTTTAACAATTCCATCAACCTGGAAGAGACCGTAAAGGTCAACGAAAACTTCTTCATCGGGAAACAGTGGGAAGGCGTACAGGCCAACGGCCTGCCGACTCCTGTGTTCAACATCCTGAAACGCGTCGTCGGGTTCATTATTGCCACCATTACGACCGACAATCTGAAGGTGAACGTCACCGCACTGTCGAACAGCGTGGGTACGGACTCTTACAGAGAATGTGTCCGCATTGTCGGTGAAGAGTGTGACGCTCTGATGGTTCACAATAATATCCCGGCGATGGTCAGGGAGTTTGCGAGAAACGCAGCTGTGGACGGCGACGGCTGCATCTACACGTACTGGGACCCGACGGTGAACGTGGGCGGCGGCGTGATGGGTGCGATCCGCAGCAAGGTACTGGAAAACACCAGAGTGCTGTTCGGGAACCCGAACGACAGGCGTGTTCAGAGCCAGCCGTACATCCAGCTGATTACGCGAGAGCTTGTCAGGAATGTGAAAATCCGGGCGAAAGCTGCCGGAAGTTCTGATTGGGAGCAGATTCTCCCGGATGATGAAGAGACTGTCCGGCAGGAAGACGTATTCCACACCGATGACAAGGTGACTGTGGTGCTGACGCTGTGGAGGAATCCGGAAGACGGGACGATCTGGGCGTATGAAAGCACGCAGAACTGCGAGATTCGCGAGCCGTGGAGTCTGGGCCTGAAGAAGTACCCGATTGTCTGGTTCAACTGGGACTTCATTCAGGACTGCTATCACGGTCAGTCGATGATTACAGGCCTGATTCCGAACCAAATCTTCATCAACAAGGCGTTTGCCATGTCGATGCTGTCGATTATGAGGACAGCTTGGCCCAAAGTCGTATACGACCGAACGAGGGTCAAGAAGTGGGACAACCGCGTGGGCGGTGCAATCGGCGTTGACGGGAACACGACAGGTGTTGCGGAGATCATCGACCCGGCTGCGATCCAGCCTCAGATTGCTCAGTACATCCAGATGGCGATTGAGCAGACGCAGGAATCCCTGGGCGCTACGGAGTCCGCGCTCGGCGGCGGCAAAGCCTACAATACAAGCGCAATCCTGTCGCTTCAAAAGGCGGCTTCCACGCCGACGGAGATGGCAAAACAGAACCTCTATAAAGCGGTGGAGGAACTGTTTGAGATATACGTCGATTTCATCGGAGAATACTACGGCACGCGGAAAGTCGACATGCCGACACCGCCTGAGATGCAGCAAGTATTTCAGTTTATCGGCCAGCCTGTGCCGGAAGAGATTCCGTTAGACTTTGACTTCACTGTGCTGAAAGAGTACCCAATGCTTCTCAAAGTGGAAGTGGGTGCTTCCAGCTACTACAGCGAAATCGCTGCAATGCAGACCCTTGATTCTCTGCTTCAGGGCGGGTTTATCGACATTGTGGACTACCTTGAGCGTGTGCCGGACAGCTACGTACCGGGCAGACGCAAGCTGATTGCAAAGAAGCAGCAGCAGATTGAACAGCAGCAGATGATGCAGCAGATGATGGCAATGGGTATGCCTCCCGGCATGATGCCACCGCCCAGCGGTGAACCTGATGTACCGCAGGCAGGCGTGCAGAACCCAATGCAGGGCATGGGCATGGGCCTGCCTCCGATGAGCGGGCCGCCAAGCCCGGCGCCGCCGACACCTAATCCGCAGCCCAGCGGTGGCGACGGCACACCGATTGCCGGATATCTTGACAAAGACCCCGAGATCACCGGAGGCCGAGGCTACAGAGCAGCGGCACGGGCAGTCAACGGGCAGGCTTAGTGTTTAGAGCGGGACACCAACGCTTTAGATATACGAAAAAACTTACCGGACGCCGGGACACCAACGGCAGAAAGGAAAGCAAATGGAAGAAAACAACGAAGTTCTTGAGCAGGAAGCTGAAACAACCGAATCTAGTTTCGACGCTTTCAACGATGCATGGGATGACGATTATGAGGTTGAGGATGCTGCTGATGATCATGACGATGATGAACAGAAAGCAGACGACACCGAACCGGCTGACGAGCCGGAAGACGCAGACCAGGCAGCAGAAAACGCAGACGAAGCGGAACCATCCTCGGAATCGGGAGAAGAATCCAAAGAGGGAAACCAACTCTATGAGATTACTTATCTCGGCAATAAGGAACAGCTGACGCTTGAGCAGATGACCGAACTCGCTCAGAAAGGACGCGACTATGACCACATTCGGCAGGAGCGTGACAAACTGAAGGGCGAGAGCGGACGGCAACTCGACTTTTTGAAGAAGCTTGCAGACAAGGCAGGCGTGAGCGTAGAAGAGCAGATCGAACTGACGGAAGCCATGTGGCTGATGGACGAAGAAGCTGCGAAAGGAAACACGATTTCTGAAGCAGAGGCCCTGCTGCGGATTCAGCGTGACCGTGGGAAGACCCCCGAAACGTCTGAAAAAACAGAAGACCAGTCCGAAGCTCCGAACGACTTCAACGAGCAGATTGACCGATTCCTGAAAGTCTACCCGAATGTCACGGGGGATCAGATCCCGCAGGAAGTCTGGGATGAGACCAGGCGGAACGGTGGTGACCTGTTGGTAGCGTATCAGGCCTACATGATCAAGACTCTCAAAGCCGAGAATGCCAAAAATGCGCAGGAAAAAACAAACAACAAAAACAAGACAAGGAGTACCGGGCCTCTAAACAGCGCCGGTGCAGGAAAGAAAAGAAGCGCATTTGATGAGGGCTGGGACTCCGACGACTAAAAGGAGTGAACAGTT